TCGATCTGATAGCCGAGCGAGACCTCGGTGAGCGGGGTCCAGTTGAACAGCGCCGGATAGAGCGACTGAATTTCTCCGCTGACGCTGTCGGAGTACGTGATTGAGGAGACCGAGAGGAGCGGCCCGCGCAGCAGCTTGATGAGTTGCGAATAGTTCCACAGCGTTGTCGAGTAGCGGGGCAGGGAATAGTACGCCGGGGGATAAGCCATCGTCGACATGCAGCTATCGGTGAAGTAGGGGAAGGAATCGAGCGACTGCCGGTAGCCCTTGGTAATAAGGCTGCGTCCCGTGTAGCCCTCGACTTCCTCGCGCGCCGACTGAATGATCTCCGCGACTAAACCGTCGTCGTTGACGACGTTCGGCGGGATCTTCAGCCAGTTTTTCATGTCGGCGAGCAGAATTGGCTCTACGACCGGCTCGATTTCTTCGACGATGTAACCCATGGGCTAGTTTTTGGGAATTATCCCTTTGACTCCCTGTTCGCTTCTTGCATCATGTTGATGGTTCGCACGGCCTCTAAATTCACTCCGGCTGCCGTTGGAACGCATTCGGAAAGCTCCACTCGCGCCACCGCGAACCTACGGGGCCGATCCCCGCCAAGATTCATGGCTTTTATCAGCCAGGCAGCTTGATTTGCGCCCTGTTCGTTCGAGTGAGCGCCGTCAACCAGCTTCGGATTGCCGTATTGGTCGAGTTCGGCCAGCCAGTATTGAACTTTCATCGTGCGATCTCCTCTCGGGAGTAAAAGACGTAAATCCCTAGTTTTTCCCCCGGCGGAACATCGATTTCTTGGTGGGGCCGGCCTGGGCCGGCGTAACCGCTTTTTCGGCGCGCGGCTCGACCGCCGCGCATTCCGGTCGCGAAGGATCTTCGGCGTAGCCGCTAGCGAGCATTTCGCGCGCAGGGCCGGGAACCATATCGAGTACCTGGCCGGTTTCGCGGATCCGCACAGTGACGGTGCCGTCCTTGTTGGTTTGCATGATGGCTCCTTGAAGCGGAATTCTTTCTTCTCGGCGCGGCCCTCAGCTCGCAGGCCGGTTCGCCTGCAAGCCGAGGACGAAACGCCGAGGGCGACTTACTAACTGAGGGTGATGCCGCTTTCGGAGATCAGATACCAGACGCCCTGGTATGCCAGGAACTCGGCAAACTGCAACGCCGAGCCCCCGAAAGTGGCGATGTGATCGCCGCCATTGATTTTGTTGGAAGCCGTGGTGATGGTGTGCTCGTGGCCGCCCATGTCGATGACCTTGATTTTCAGGCCATCGTTGCCGCCGGCCGATGGAGACCCGGCGGCGGGAGTGGCCAAGGTCATGGCGTCGACCCCGGCAGTAGTCACGAGCACCAGGCCACAGATGGGGTTGCCTTCTGACGGCACGGTTGCATCGAGGTTGCCTCCGCCGCCGTTGATTGCGTCAGTGGCCCCGGCGGCGACCTGAAATTGAGTGAGCAGATTGATGGCCTGCCCGATGATGGTACCCGCGTCCGGCGAGCTCGCGGGAATGAGAGGGGTGTAAGACGTTGCTCCAGCCATAATTTCTCCTTGTGAACTTTGAGTGTGTGCGGGCGGTGGAACGTATCCCTTGGGCCGCCCGTCTTACTAACTCGACTTAGGCGATCGGCCTGTTTAGGCGTTGGCCTGTTTCAGATAGCACACCGGATGCGTGCCGGCATCAAGCAGGTTTCCGTCATATCGCGCGAATCCCAGATAGGCGACCTGCCCGTAATCGGCGAAGCGCTCCTGTAGCGTGATGACGCCCAGCTCCTTCACCCGGCGGACCAGGTATTTTTTGTGATCGCCGAAGGTGACGGTGATGGCATTGGGTGCGATGGTGGCCATGTCGTTGTTGATCCAGTAGGGATAGCCATTGATGCGATCGGGATCTCCCGAGGCCATGCTCGCTTTCCACAGCGAATGCCCGAATTTATCGAGTAGGCGCTTCACGATCCGCAATGTCTGATCGTGCATCTGGTAGGAGGATCCCGCGCGGTATGCCGGATCGACGGTGTGCTCCAAATCGGTCATGTCCTGCGAGCCGATGCTGGTGCCTCCGGTCTCTGCGCCGCCCGTGTTGCCAGAGCTTCCCTGAGCGATGACCGGCTGGCCATAAGCAACGCCGGCGCTGGCGAGCGCGGGAATCCCACAGGCCGCGACGATGGCCGTGATGAGACCGGTCGGTTCCACCGGGTTCGCGCCCGTGCCTTGCCCGAGCGTGAACTTGTTGTTCAGAATGCGGCCCAGGCGGATGGCGAATTTCTTCCGCAGATAGGGCGCGATCGCGAAGGCGGAATCCTGCAGCAGTTCGAGCGAGGCCTTCACCGTCTTGGTGGTGAATTTCTCGGCGCCGAACAGGATTTGCCCGATGGTCACGTCCTGCTCTTGCACCTGCTGACCTTCGCCAACGATGGCGCCCATGTTCATGGTGTCGTTGTCGGTGGGATAAGGCAGCGGCTGGCCGGTTGCGGTATCCATAATTTCGGACGATTGCAACATCGAGCCATACCACTTCATGGATTCCTCGACTTCGTAGACGAAGCCGCGGGGCACGAAGTATCCGCCCAATGTGGTTGTACCGATCCCCATGTCGCGGCGCTCCCGGTCGTTCAATTCGAACTTGCGCGACTCGATGCCCAGGGCGCGGAATTGCGGCACCTGGCCGAGCATGATGGCACGGTCCTCCGCGGGGCAGAGACCGGCGTCGCCGCTCAGCACAGCGATGGAGTGATTGCGGAACGCTTCCCAGTAGCGCTCCTCGATTTCCATGATCGCCTCGCGCATCTCGGCGTTCAAGGCTTCGAGGGCATGGTTGCGCACAACCATCTCGCCGCGCATGTCGCGCACGACGGAGATGCCGTGGCGCTTGAGGGCGCGATTATAGGTTGCGACCACCGCGCTCTTGTCGCCGTGTGCCGCGTTGATTGGGGCTTCCCGGCGTCCGCTGGAATCAACCAGGACGAGGCGGTTCTCGCGGTTCAGGTCGGCTTGCAAATCGTCGCGCTGTTTGACGAGGCCGTCGACGTCGTCGAGGACCTTGTCGATGTTCGTTTTTGCCTCGCGGATGTCGGCTTCGGTTTTCGCGGCGCGCAATTTCAGGCGAAGCGGCTGCAGATCGCCCTCGTTCTTGCGGGCGATCTGGTCGTTTAACTCACGGATTCTTTGGAGTGACATAGCGTGTCCTTCTCTGTGAATTCGCGCCCGCCCCAAGCCTCCGGCCGGGACTGCACGTTAGCTCTCTTTGCGCGCTTCGACTTTCACGCCGAGCCGCATCCGGCGCACGCAAGAGGGCGGAGCTTTTTGGAAAAACTAACTGGCCTTCAGGCCTGCCCGCCGCATGCGCTCATCGACTTCGGCCTCGGTTTTGGAACGCGAAACCGCCAATTCGACGGCCGGCACACTCGATCGGCTGTGATCGCAATTCGCCTCATCGCCGCAATCGACCATGTGATCGGTGCATTTCGAGCAGTCCTTGTCGCGCTTGCAGGCGACGCAGCGGCAGTCGCACTCTTCGTCGTCGTCTTTCGCTTTGGCGCGCACGTCCAGCTTGGAGCGGATCTCGGCGGGGATGCCTTCAGCCCACGCCGAACGCAGCTCGCGCGCGAGATTACTGCATGACGCGCGGGCGCCAACGCAGGTGCCTTCATAGGCGGGATAAGTGACGGGACCAACATCAAACAGATCGAGGTCCTCGACTTCGCGCACGTAGAGAGTGAAGCCATTGTCCTCGGTTTCCGTCCAGGTCTGTTTGCGGACGATGAAGGAGAAGCTGCAGCCGGTGACGTCCTTGCGATCGACGAAACAGCGCACGTCGGCGGCAACGCGAGTGCGCGAATCGAGATCGACATCATACAACAGTCCCTTATCGTTCTGGGACATGCGCAGCGTGCCGTTGGCGGTGCGCGCGAGCAGGTTGTCAGGCTCATGATTGAACAGGCAGCGAACGTCCTGCTCTTCTTCGAGGGCGCGGGTAAAGGCTCCCTTCTTAATGCGCTCGATCATTTTGAACGACTTGGAATCATAGAGAACATAATCCTCCCCAAACACCGCGGCGTAGCCTTCGATGCCTGGTTTTTTGTCGTCTCCCTTGGCGCGCACTTCGGCGCCGGCGCCGCTGGTGAATCTGCGTTCCATCATCATGACTGCACCCCTTCTGGGATTTCTTCTTCGGTTTCTTCTTTGGCTTGGCGCGTGGCAACCTCGCGGTAAACCTCAATGGCCAGGGCGCGAGCGGCCCGGCGCAACTCGCGGGCGCAGATTTCATCGGCTCGGCCGTTGGCGGAGCACCATTGTTCTTTTTTTGCCCGATCACGCATGGAGTCGATGTATCCGGCGAGGAAGCTGGAGCTTTCGAGCGCGTCAGGGCTCGGATCGGCGTTCAACTGCACAGCCGCTAGGCGCTCCAGGTCCTCACCGATCGACAGAAGCACGGGCAAAAAAGCCCGACGGAACGATGAGGTATCGGCTTCTGATCGAACTGAAATGCGTCCAAAAGCATCTCGGAAGAGACGCGAATAGACGCGAGAAATGCGGGAAATTAGGAACTCGCTGCGCTGGGACTTCTTCTGCTTGCCTTTTTTAGCAGACTTTTGCGGATCTTTGTCGTTTCCGTTGCCGCTATCGTCATCCGGCTCGTTGCCGGGCAGCGCTGGCATTTCGGCGATGGCATCGGCCGGTGCCATGTTGATCTGCATCCAGGCCAAATCGGCGGAGGGATCGCTCGAGGGGTTGAGCTGGATCCACTCGCGGGCGTCGTTCGGGCTCATCACGCCCCACTGGATCATCGCCTGGATGAACTGGCGCAGGTCATTCGCCGCGGGCATGACGATGGGCCGCGTATCGAAGAGCACTCCCCAATACCGGCCGGAAGATCGGCCGACGCGCGCCGTGGGAAAAATCTTGCGCTTGAGTTCCTGCTCCCAGGCCTTGAGCCAGGGACGCAGAGTGAAGGTCACAAATTCCAATGCGATCTGCTCGGTGTTGGCGCGGTTCTGCTTCTGCGTTTCTCCAACCATGTGCGGCGGGACGCGGAATACGCGGCAGACTTCCGCAACCTGAAACTGTCGGGTTTCGAGAAATTGGCCTTCGTTGGGCTTGGTGCTGGTGGGCGTGTATTTCACCCCGGCGTCGAGCATCATGGGTCGCTGCATATTCTCGCCGCCCCATGACTCCTGGTATTCCTGCTTCCACTTGGCCAGATCCTCGGGCTGGAGAATTCCTGGCATCTCGAAGACTCCATAGCCGACAGCGCCCCCCCCGAAGAATTTTCCGCCGAACTTCTCCGTCGCCAGCGCCAGGCCAACGGCGTTGCGCGCGAGCTGAATGACGTCCTGGCCAACACGTCCATCGAGCGCCAATCCCGGTATATGGATCATGTCCTCGGGCATGACGTACCGTTCCGCGCGGTAGCCTTTCGGGTCGGGCGTCGGACTCTCGGGATCGATCGACTCCGTCTCCATGCCCTCGGTAGTGACGTAGACGAGCTGGCCAGGCTGCACGGTGAGCGGAATCCCGTCCGACGTCGTGGTCCTGAGCGGAGCGAGAGCGCGGTGCGGCCGGATGCGTGCGGGGTTGCGCGGCCAGATGGCAATGACGCGACCGCGTTCATTACGTTGCAGCTCTCCGTAGAGATTCCCCCAGAGCAGCGCGTGTGCCTGCAGCGTGTTGCGGAAGGTGTAACCCGACATTTCCGGGTTAGGCTGGTGCTCGATCAGCTCGAAATAATCGTGCTCGTAAGCGATTCGGCGTGAGGCTCGGCCATCGGCGTTGATGATCCGTTCGATAACCCGCGCATCGAGCATCGCAAAACCGTTCGAAATGAGCTGGACACAGGCATATACCGTCGTCGACTGCAGCGCCGACATCTGGGAAATGCGGATCCCGGAGTCGGTGCGGCCGCCGTTGAAGATATCCAGCAGCCACTCCGCGGGGAAGGAGAGCGGGGTCTGTGGATTTTCCAGCGAGGTGCGGGTTTCGGAGATCAGGCCCACTGTCTGGATCCTTGGCCGGGTTGACTGACACGCGCGCCCG